AATTCTTCGGTTTCTTTATCTGTGAGAAAGAGACCTTTATTGTCTCTCATATTATTAAAGACTTCAATTCTTCGAAATAATCCGTCACCGCCAGGCGTTAATGTCTCAGCAAGATTTGAACTAAGCTGCCAAACTGTAAACGAGTGAACTAAGTCTGAAACAGATTGGCGAGTGCGAAGCCAATTTGAAACATACGGTTTTGCCATCTGGCTCATTGACAAGCCGCCGAACGAGTACGCGGGCTTGAGCATGTCGGGTACTTTGCGCCCGATAAATGTCAAGAACCGGCTTGCGTGGACTTCCTTGCCCATGGCGAACCAGCGCTGCGGATTATACCAATCGGGTGCAAGGGGATCGTTTGATCCATACGCCGCAGGATAACTCCAGACGGCCTCGACAGCCTGTATTCTTTTAAGGCTGCCCTTCTTAACCTTGGCCAGCGTAATCTCGTTGGTCGGTGACCCATCGCCGACCGGGGTAAGCAGCTCATCCGGGTCGTCCAACGAATCGTCGAAATCCAGAAACAGATGTGAACGCCCCATGTAGCCATCGTATTCAACCGAATGGCAAAGCAACTCCATTACATTGAGCCGTTTGAACTCCGCTTCGAGTTCTTGAATACGCTCAGCCTTGTTTCCTTTCGAACCCTTGGCCTTTATTTTAATTCCTTTACGCGTCATTTCCGTAGCGCCAGTCTCGGAAATGACTCGATATTCCGGTCGCTGCGCAAGTTCAGCGAGGTAGGGATATCCTAAAAAAGCCTGTCCTTCAGCAAAGGCACCATATGCGCCGTAACCCCCGTAACCGCCATTTGCCAGCCAACCGCCCGCAAATACAATTTGTTGATCGAGCGCGATTGCGGCAGCCTTGGCCGAACGCTTGATATTTTCATCGTTGGCTAACGTATAATCTTTGCGACTTTCTGGGATAACGCCAGGCATGGGCTGGGCTGCCTGATAGATACGTTCCGACAAATCTCGAATACGCGCCCTTGATTGTCGCGAGAGAGCCAAGACGTCGTCGGAAATGTTTAAGGTCTTTTTGGTTGCAGTTTCCGACGCCTTCTTGGGTGCAGACACGCTGCGTTTAACTTTGCTACGCTTTAACCGCGCTTCAAGTTCCTTGACCCGCTTTTTTAATTTATTGCGTTTCAAGGTGTTTCGCTTTCATTCGTCTAATTACCCACGCGGCTCGCAATTTAGCTTTAGTTTCTTCTGACGCTATTCTAATCGGCATTGTACCCAAACGACGTTTTTCCGCCCACACTTCTTTATAAATGTTACTTATTCTAAATTTTTCTTCTAATGATCTTTCTGGTCTATCCTTTGCCGCCTTTGTTATCGATGCGTTTCGTGAGGCTACGTGTTCGGGGGATTGTTTTGTGCCTTTTTTAGATTTTCCTATATTAGCACACGTTTCAGCAGTTCTCTTTTGCCCCGTATTAGATTTGCTTAAAGCCGCTTTCCATTCTGGGGTTCTTATCGCGCGACTTGATATTTTTCCAAGTTTGTTTCGTGTTTCCTGTGAATGAGTAAATCCGCTGTTATTTTCAGCAACCGTCATAATGTTATAAATCGGCTTAAGAACACCAATTGCCATCGCTTCGTACATCAGCACACAATCTTCGGAACAAACCAACAATTTTGAAAAAATAAATTGTCCTTTGTATTTTTTCCAAGCGTTCTGAAGCTTGGGATTAGAATGAATACCCTTGTTTAAATGATACCGATGTCTTTTCCATCGCGTATTAAAATTGTACGCGCTCCCAACGTACCGTCCACCAGACGGCGTCGTAATTGTGTAAACACCGCAATTCATCGTTGTGCCGACCACCGCATAACTTCGTCAGAAAACACCAAAGGCTTCCGAGCGTGCGAACTGTGCATCACAGCTAAAGCTAACGAACACACGCAATCGTCGTGGAAGCCTTCAGGGGCCGAGTATCTCACGCCAGTCCTCGTGTATTCATATTCAAAGTCCTCAAGCTCGCTTCGAATAACCCCGTCAGGGAACTTGATCGTCGATTGCTGGATAGCGACCGCCAGGCCTTCCATCAGCTTCTGCTTGGACGGGGAGGAGAAGTTGTACCCCTCGAACTTTGACCCAAGGTTCTTTTGTAGCATCTCCAATATCGGGTCGCCGACGCCCGTGCTGTCCACTAACGCAGCGACCCGACCTGTCGTGGTCGCTATTCTGTTCATCGTCGCGTCCCAAGGCAGCTGGAACCGCTCGTGCCTGCACACCCGGCCCGCGTCGTCGAGCGCGGTGCCAACCGTCCAGTCAACGTGCTTGGCGAGGTCCCACCCCCAAACCCTCGGAGCGGCGCTTGACATCGGCGCGATACACTGAGCGATCGCCTTAAGCCCGAACGGGTTGCCACCGTCGTCGCTGGGTTCGGCGAGATACAGTTCGCGAAACACCTGCTCAGGCAAATCGCGTTTAGCTTCTTGAATCTCGGCGTCAGCGAGCACTCCAGCGGCAACCGCATCGCTCGCCAATATCTTGAAATACGCCATACCCGCTTCGCCGTGTTCGGCCTTGCGAGCGAGAGCGTAAAACCAATTCTTGCGGCCTTTGACGTTTCCGATAAAACGACAAGGTCCGCGCGTAGCGGTAAGTGTAGAACGTATAGCGTGCCAGCTTTCCTCACGCATACGAGAGGCTTCGTCGATCACGGCGGCATAAACGTCTTCGCCGTAAAGATTGTCCGGCTTCTCGGCGGACTTGAACCAAATGATCGCGCCGCTAACGACGACCTTTAATATCAGGTCACCTTCATTTGCGTCAAACGTACCAACGGGGTACGCGCGCTTCATACGGGTGAAAGCTATTTCGGCTTGTTTGTAGACCGGGGCAACCCACCAAAAGTTATTGCCGTCTTTCGCAAACAACGCTTGTTCGAACAACCAAGCAATACACCCAACCGTCTTGCCAGTTTTAGTAGCGGCCTCAATAAAAGAAAACCGAGCAATGGCCCCGGAAGAATCGCGCGGATAAAATATCGCGTGTTCTTGCTTTGGATAAAGCAAAGGCCGCGTGTAGTTTATATGGACGACCTCAGCATAGTCAGCTCTCGCTGCGCTGGAGGGTGACGACGTTTCCGTCGGTCCGGTATGTTCGTTCGGTGTCATCAGCTGCCGGGGCCAAGGTCATTTTAATTTCAGTGTGGACAGAAGTTTTTTGAATGCTGATAGCTTGAAGTCGTGCGTTAGTGTACGGGGCCATGTCAACACCGCAATTTTGAAGTCGATCTCGAACCGCAATATAAGTTGCGTGCGTTTTATTAAATTCCGCCAACGCTGCGGTCAGCTCATTAGATTTATCGCCTGGGATTAATTTAATGCGGGCGAGCTGTTCATCAACCAGAGAGCCAAGTTCGTTTGCTTTGCCTTTCCAAAATACCGCATTGTCGAGCATAAGCGACAAACCATCAAGCCCTTGCCGACAAAGTTCGTTTGCAAGACTACGCGTTAGTTTTGTAGCGGCACCCGGCTTGCGGCCTTGGCCACGCTTCCCTGGCGGGCGCGGACTCGGAACGAGTTGGTTTGGCAAATCATCTGGCATTGATTAAATTCAGCCTAACTCCTTAGGTTTGCTTACCCACGCTTCGCCAACGGCCCCGTTTTGCGGGAGCTACACGAGGTCTTAGCTATTAGGGCCTAAGCCTCCAATGCCTCGCCACGACCGGCGAATATCAACCAGCCAACAAATCCGCAACAGCTACGTTTACTTTGCCTAACGTGCGCAGCGAAACAACCGCGCGCTCGTTTTTCAAAACCTCTTCCACCAAACCCGAAAAGCCATAAAACTGGCCAGACGCGATCCTCACGCCTTCGCCGGCCACAAACTTCGGCTTCGGCGGCGGGGTAAAAACCCCGTCCGCGTCGCAGCGCGATTTGATTTCTTGAATTGTGGTATGGGGAATAGTGGAAACTTTTTCGTCGTTTTGGATAAGACAGTGAATGTGAGTGGTATTTGAAATGCGATTAATTATTTCATTCATCTCAAACCAAGCGTGGGCAAGCAGAACAAAAATATAATTTGGAAAAAGCGGATCTAGCCGCGCAACGCGCTTACCGCGATGTCTAACGCGGCGTTTGATCCTGGGAAAGAAAAACTCAAAACCATCATCCCGCAAACCCTTGGCCGCGCGCAATTCACCCTGCGGCGATGTGACAGCAACAGCCCAGTTAGATTGGGTTGATGGCAAGCTTGTGGCCCTCAGTTGGGTACTAATTCGACCGTAGCTTTTGCAACTACGGCAATTTGCGGGAACTTGCAAGCGGTATTTTGGGGGCCTACCGCTAGGGGTAGGGGGTACCGAAAAACCGGTCTAGGCAGTCTAGGAGTGTTTCTATATACACAAAAGGTAAAATGGTTGTTACCTAAACCGCTAGACCGTTATATTAGTATATATATTATATAATAGAAACACAGACTTACGCCGAATTTTAAGGCAAAAACGGTCTAGGAGTCGCCAGTCCTAGACCGACCGATTTTTACTAGACCGAGCCCTAAAATCCGAAAAAAGGCAAAAATTTGGGCCACGCTAGGCACTTTTCGACGGTCTAGGGTTGACCGACTCCTATTTGGCATTTTAGCAGCATTACTATATATAGGGGGGTAGGGTGCTGTTGGTTTTTCAAAAAGGATCGTCGTTTGTTTATAATTATTCCAAAAGGCGACCTTGAAAATCAGATTGTTTGGCCACTTTGCCTGCCATCTCATTGACCTAACGCTTCGGCACCGAATACCAATAAGACGGCGTTCCACCGGCAGCCGGTGTTGTTTTTTCAATTTTTAAGGTGCCGCCCTCGGCCATTTGGGCAATCACATCGGCCAATTCGCGGGTCTTATATTTGTACTTCAAAGCCTGCAACACGTCCGCCCGCTTAACCCGCCCGGTGCCATTGCCACGCTTTTGTATAACCCTGCGCACGGCATTGGCCATGGCCTGGGTCTCGCTATCGGAAATATAGAGCCCAGCCGATTCAGCCAATGTATTGCTAGACCATTGGGCAAAATCGCGCGCCCAAGTCATTACGTCGGCTTCAATGCAATCCGTGCCCAGCCCTATTGTGACAATGGTGGCCAGCCGTAAAGCGTTCTCAGCCGTGCGGGCTAGGAATGATTCTACCTCATCGTCCTTGTCGCCACGGTCTTGAAGTTCCTCTACAAAATCCCGGCGAATCTTTTCAGCGTCAGGGCTAATGTCTAATAGGTGAAACGCCGGTGAAACTACCGACATTTTATTAAATGAACCGCCCAGATGGTCGTAAATTTCCCGAAGCTGGTCTATGATTGGTTTGGGCACGTTGGTTGCGTCAAGAAGAGGGGGCTGCTCCTTGGGCCGCTTGGCGGTTTCAATAATTAGAAACCGGTTGAGCACACCGTTGATAATGTCCGCACCCTCCAAGCTTTCGTAGAACTCGCGAGGCGTTGACGCGCCATAAATTGACATGGCCGGGCTATGAACCAATACCGAGGGGCTTTGAGCCCATTCCGGCGTTGACATGGATGTAAACGACGCGCCCCAAGCCGTGCGAAGCATGCCGGAAATTGCGCCTTCAAACCCCGATGCCCGTTTGGAATTGGTGCGCTTTAGGAAGCTGCCAAACTCGTCCATGGCGCAAACCGATAACGGCTCGCGCTTTAGAAAATTGATAACCGATGGCATTGA